GAATGCAATATCAATAACAGCTTGTTCAAGAGCAGCTTCGCTCAAGTCAGCAGCAGTACCAATCTTGTTAGACCATTCACCACCAGCAACGTTAGGATGCTGAGCGTTAATCAGAGTTTTACCATCGCCACCAACACCACCAGTAAAGGCGTTGTTGTAAACGTTAGCACCTAGGATTTCCTTGGTATGACGCATAGAGCGTGCGAGAGCTTTAGCCTTCTGTGCACCAACCTTACCATACTGGTCATCTTCATAGATCTCACGAGTAACCATAAAGCCGAGTGCATACACGACATGGTTGTAACGTGAGGTGAAGCCTTGACGTTCAGAATCATAAGTGATTGGAGCGCCTTCAGTTTTAACTGAAGCCAGACCAAAAGAACTCAGACCAACATCTTCTTCGTAAGCTTTATCGGAAGTATTCTTCTCGAAAAGCTTTTCCCATTCCACTGGATAGTCGTTGTACTCTTTTCCGTAGATAGAGTTCAGACCGGGCCAGAGTAGCTTAGCAAAGCTCGAACTAGTAATAATACCAGACATATCTTATCCTTTCAATTTTTAATTGAATATTTATTAGACTTTTTTAGATTCTCTTCAGCAAGTAAATATTGAAGATTATTTGAAACATGTAAACCACAAACTAGTTCACCTTTGATTGGAATAATGTGATCTACATGATGCCCCATTGGGCAATGTAAATAGATACGTTTTATTTCAAGAGGGTCACTCCATTTCGGAGTAGCTTGTAGTTGTTCACAACGTCGATTTGCAGCAGACAGTCTGAATATCTCTGGATGAGTTTCTCGATAAGTTTTACACTTTCGAGAGTTTCTATCTTTTTGGTTTTCAGATCCTTTTGTTGCAAGCCAATATCGTGTGTGCCGTAATTGCTCTTTCTCTTTGTTCTTAACTCGGTATTCTTTAGCTATAATACTACAACAAGTTTTACAATAGCTAATAGGTTTTCCATGTTTAGTGTTAAACTCTGAGAGTTCTTTTAAAAGAGAGCATTTGCTGCACTGTTTCATAAAAGCCTAATAAAAATATTCAGACACCGGCGATGGCATTGCCATACGCATGGGTCGTGATTTTAACCAGTACCTTGTTAAAGGCAGCGGCAGCTTCATTGTCAGGACGCTTAACCACACCAAGGATTTGGAGTGGGCGAGTGGCAGAAGCAGATGGTGCAGTCGTAGAATACACATACATCGGAGATGCGCCAGTAGCGAGTGGCAGCGTGTGTGCGCTGGCACCAATATCAGCATTCAGACCAATGGAGGCAAGAGCTACAGCAGCATCAGCTTCAACTTCAAAGATAAGATCTGGTGAGTCTGCAACAAGAACATACTGCTTGGTAGAGGCTGCACGATATACCGGGGTATCCAAAGAGATAGAACCACCAGTCATCGAACCGTCAATCGGATCAAGCTTAGCATTGATAATACCAACAACTGCACCAACAACTGGAACTGCGACGACCTGTGAGGAAGCAGCAACTACAGATTCAACAGCCGGATAGCCGTTGGTTGAAGCAGAGTCGGAGAGTTTAACCAAGTCACCAACAAAGACCGGAATAGCTTCGCCAGCCGGTACTTCGTAGATGTTTGCTTGTCCATTATAGGGAGAGCCATTTAGATGCTTTACCGGCTTAAAGCCAGCAATGCGGGAAGTGTTTGCCATTTATTTTCCTTTAATATGACAGGCTTCCCAAGATGTTTTATGAGGTCTTGATAGACCCGTACATACCCTGAGAAGCTTCTTTTTTCATTGTTGCCTCAGTTTCTTTGGTGTAAGCATCTTTCTTAGCTTGATCTTCATCGAACCATTCTTTCTTGATTCGCATTAGATAAGAGACAGTGCCATCATTGCTGGTAACTTTCTTACCAGAACCAATGTCTGAGGGATCAAATACACGAGAATCTCCAACGAGCAATTCAGTGTCCTGAACTACTTCATAACCTGCCTGTTGGAAATTTGACACGCGGCTTCCAGTATCATTCACAAAGCGATAAACAAAGTTTGGATCTTTGTCACCAGTGATAGATTGTGGGCCCCGTTGAAAAAGCGATTTGCGTTCTGTACGCTTAGAAGAAACTTTAGCATTCATTATTTAACACCTCTGAGTTTTTTAACTTCGGTAATATATTCATCTTTGGACATCACACCGGCTCGAATAAAAGTGTTCATTACTTTGCGCTCATCTTCTGTGAGTTCAAAGGAACCTTTATTTCCGGTTGGTGCGCTTGCACCTTCAACACTGGTTGGTTTAGAACGGTTTGGGTTAACAAACTTGTCCTTGAACCTATTCTTTACTTGGGCAGTAACATACTGTAAGACTTCTTCTGGTTCTAGATTCGGATTCCGTTGGGCATAACCTGCGCCAAGGGTGTCTGCATAGTCACGCATTTCCTGATCTTTTTCATACCACTTATTTTCACCTACCCAAGTTACAAACCGTGGATCAGGTTGCTGTGGTGCTTGCTCCGTCACAATTTCACGTGCCTTCTGTTCTGTCTTCAGATCAGTAAGGAGTTCAGTTGCTTCTAGATAACCATCTGAATTACCCTCTTCAAGATGTTTCTTTTGAAGGGCTTTAAGTTCTGTTAGAGCTTTATTGTATTCTGTTTCTTTTACTTTAGAGTGATGTTCTTGGAGCATCTTAAGCGCCTTACGCGTTTCTTTAAGATCCTTACCCATTGAATCAATCTTACCGAAAAGTTCACCACGCTCTACGAACTCTTTCGCAGGACGCCACTTCTCAGGATCACCTTCATACTCTTCCTTGGGTTTCCAGCCTTGTTCTTTAGCTTGGTCCTCATACGGATTAGATTGGGGTGTAGTAACTTCGACATTAGCAACTTCGCTAGGTGCGCTCACTGGAGCAACTTGGACTTCATCAGTCATTTGATTCCCTTATTCAATAACACATAGAATGTCAACATCGTTGACAATAACATACTCTGTCTGATCTACATCAACAACACTCTTACCGGAGTACCGATTAAGAGAGATACGATCACCTCCCTTCAAGATTGTAGGTTCACGACCATAATCCTTAAAAGCAGTTGGACCAACTTGAACCACAGTGCCATACTCTACAGCTTTGCGTTCTTTCTTCTCATCTAACGAGATGATAATACCAGAAGCTGTTTTAGTTTCCGGTTCATCTAGTTTAACAAGTACAGTATGGAGTAATAATTTTATGCTCACTTGGACCTTTCCAAATATTGAATTGCCTTTTGCAAATACACAACTGAATCTTTAAAAGCACCTAATCCCTTATTACACTCATTACACAATAAACCACGTACTTTATTAGTAACATGGCAATGATCTACATGAGCAGTATTCAACTTAGAATTAGTTCCAGTAGTAACTAAATTTAACGATGCATAGCAGATATAACAACATCCACCCTGATTATCAAACATAGTGACATAGTCATCCCATTCTAAATTATACCTAGTTTTAACATAAAGTTTTCTTTTAGATAAAGGATTAAGATTCATGTATTGTTGTTGATAAGCATTTTTACAACTCTTACAACTTTTAGAAATACCATCAGAAGATCTTTTTTGTTTTCCAAAATGTTCTAAGGATTTTAATTTCTTACAAGTTGTGCAAATCTTACTCATCATTAGATGCTACATCGTCAACACGAAACTCGATAATTTCCCTATAAGCAGTAATAAGACCTACGAGCAACCTGTCTTGGGCTTGGTCTGTTCCGGCACTGTAAGATAATACATCTTTACATTCCTCGATGCGCTCTTGAGCAGCAAGGAAGAATGCACGCGTTACGGGCTGGGCTTTCCAGTCGTTGAAATCTGATTGGTTGATCACTTAGTTGGTTTCCCTTTGGAAGTAGCTAGTTGATGTTTATGTGCTTCTTGTTTTTGTTGCATTTGTTGCAGGTGAGACATACCCTTGGTAACAACATCTACTTGAGCTTGTTTAGCTTGTATCTGCATTTTCTGGGCTGCTTCAGCTTGTGCCAACTGTCCATCTAGGGCAGCTTTCATTTGCTTAGCTTTCATCTCTTGTTGTAGTTGAGCAGCGGACATTGCCATCTTCTGTTCTTCTACAGCTTGATCTAGTTGAGCTTTATGCTCTGCCTTCTGCATGTCGATCTGCGCCTTCTGCTGATCTACTTGAGACTTAGCTTTAATAGCTTCCATCTTAGGATCAGGCGGGGGCGGACTAGGTTGTTTCATGTACTGTTCAGGAGCAGCAATCTCATGCGCTTCTAGATACAGTTTAGTAACAGCCATTGGATCGAGAGTACCTAGTTGTAGAATCTGCATCAGTGCTTGCACCTTCTGTTGTTTCTCTTGTGAAGAAACAGCAGTTGGGTCGGCTCCGGGGATAACGTCCTCCTCTGGACCCATGTAGTCAGACTGTTGTACAGGCTGATCTAGCACTGAAATATATTCTTCAGGATTCATATACTCTTTATTGAGTCTATAGATCTTGCGGAACTCTGAAGTAAGAGCACGATAGACACGCTTATATACAGCAGTGAATACCTTCATACCTTGTTCAATTGTAGCCATCGTCGTGGTAGCTGGGGTATTTTGCCCCGGCATTTTACCAACAAAAATCTCAGCAACTGAAGCTAGTTCTTTACCAGACTTCAACAGAAGATCCAGTAGATTGAATAGGACTTGACTGGGTTCGCGTACAGGCAGTGGGAAGATCTGTTTCTTTAGGTCATCGCCTACAGCATTAACAGCTTTCCATTCACCCGGTTGGAACCGAGACTCACCCATCTTAATACGTAAGCCTTTACCAATGAAACCAGCTTGTAGATTAGACAGAGAACCTGCATCTACTAGTTGGTTGATTATGGTATTAGCTGAGTTGTTTAAGGGACCAAGTAGCCGCCCAAAACCAATATCGTAGAAACCACCGTCAGGATTAGGTATAAACCCATACTTGGTGTAATACTGGATTGCTTCGATGGAAACGACTTTAGACTTCTCATTAACTATCACACCCTCTTCATTAAAGCGTGGAACAATGCGAAGAACTTTCTTTGAGTCCTGTTCGATTGTTACAATATACGGCTCAGCATAGCCATCATCATCAAGGTCAAGGTAGGTATGTTGTTCAAGAATAGTATATGGAGTGGTTTCATCATCATCACCTGAACGTTGAAATGCTTGGTTAACCGAAGTAGTATCACCAAGAGAAGCTGAACTAGGATCACCCAGTTCTACATCAAGATAGATACCCTGATTAACCCGTTCCTTAATCTTACGTTTAGGAAGATGAATAATCTCAGTAACTCGTTCAGCATCGTCCATAGAGCGTGCCCAGTAATTGACTACTAGGACTTTCGGTAGGACTAATTTAGAACAGTTCTTTTGTTTACTAGCATCCCAATAAGTCTTCTTAAAGCATGTACCAGCAATAGGCAAAGCAATAAGAAGCTTATCCATGTCCTCTTCCCAGTCTGGCATTTGCTCAAGAACTTGGTAGGACATGTGTTTAGAGATACGCTCAGCACGTTGACTCTTCTGACCATCTGCATCGTACCCCACTACCTTGCACTTAACAACTTGTCCGTTGCTAGGTACTAAGGTAGGATAAGCTCTTGCGGCGAACTGCATTGCAGCAGTTGCTAACAGTGGGTACTTAATGTTAGCTGCATTAGGCCAAGGAAACGTTTTGTTGGTAGCGACTTGTAGAGCTAGATCAGTCCAGTTCTTCAGGTCTTCTTCCCAAGGTTTGCGAGAATCTAAGTCTGTGTCAAAACCAGTTGATACTTGATTACCGATTTTAATCAGTTGTTCTTTATCAAGATCTTCGGCAATGTTCACAGAGGAAATAATTTTATCAATTTTCATTCTTAATATCCAGTATCAGAACATCTGCCTTGGTTCGACCAGTCAGAATCCTCACGTTCGTTGTTGTACTCTTCATCCTTAATCTCTTCTGGTGTCATGCCTTCTGTCATCAGGTCAATTAGGATACCTTGGTAAGACAAAGCATCAACTAAGTCATCATGCTTTGCTCTAGGGAAAGACATACACTCATCCTCAAACTGCGGCCACCAATCTGCATTCTTGTCGAACTTAACGTAACCTGCACGCATTCGAGCTTGAATAGATCTAGCACGCTGAATCTTATCCTGTCTATGCGGTTTAAGCATTAAGACATTCATAAAGATCCCAGTCTCTGCCATAGCTCTATTTAGATATGGACCAATTGCTTTGGAGATTTGTGTATCTTCAATACCAACTGCCAGAGGATTATAAATCTTCTGAAGTGTCAAAAGGGTAGAGACTATTTCATCTCCACCCAAGCGTTCACGTACAGTGTGTACAATGTGTAACTGACCATTGGAATCCATACCTCCTACGACAATGGCTGTATAGTCAGCACGCTCTTTTTCAGAAATAGCTAAGTCAGAGGTAATGTAATACGTTAAGTTTTTCTTGTGATCCTCTGCTGTCATCGTTAGGAAATCCCCCTTACGAAAATATCGTATGGAGTCATCTATAGGATTACAGAGATACTCACAAGCATATACTTCAGGGATACCCTGCTCTTGGAAGTCTGCACGCATCTCCTCGAAGAATGCTTTAGACTTACGCTCAGGCCATAGAAGCTGTGAATAGTCATGGTTATGTGCCCGATATTTAACAGCACGCCACATGCCCTTCTTACGTTTAGACCAGATCTTCAGATCTTCTACTATGGTATCCTTCGAGTTTTCTCTCGGCATGAGAGCCTCAAGGGGGTCATCTAGGTTGAGAGGTGTCCCAACGAAGCGTATAATACCACGCTCAGATCGGCATGGTATTAATGAGCCGTAGACCCAACGGCGGAGTTTGTCTCGACGATCTTTGTTAGCTACAAGTTCTTCATTCATCAAATCGTCGATTAGAATCAAGTCTGGTCGTTGTCCATCCCACAGAAGACCTCGAAGCTTCTGTTCAGCGCCTTTAGCCACGATACGAAATTTCGTACCATCAGCAAAACGAACGATAACATCAGTCTCAGTATCCTTCTCAAAGACAACGCCCTTTTCATTAATAGCTAAACCAAAGAGTTCTTGAATTTCTTTGGAGTCGTATAAGATTTGTTTGATCTGACCAAGGAATAGACTAGCTTGTGTCTCTGTATCAGCTACAATAATACCAAACTTTCTGTTACGAAAGAGCATACATGCTAGTGTATAGACGATGGTGATTGTAGTTGATTTAGAGTGTCCGCGAGGAGCACATACGGCAATAAATTTGTCATCAGAACAACATAATTCCCACCATTCTCTATGGAAATTTGCGAATTGTGAGGCGTCATCCATGAATTTAACGACACAACTAGAGGCAAAACCCTCAATAATTGCTGCTGTTAGCTTAGGCCAGACTGCTTTAGCCTTTTTTACGCTCTCGCTTACTGGTTTCACTTCGCATACTGCCATTTGCATTCCTTGAGAATGATCGGTTCTGACCGGGGTTCTGGACAAAAAGGTTAGCTAACCCATTATGACCACCCTTACTCACTGCTTTCTTATGCCCAACGTCACCCTTGAGTTTAGTTGGTGTAGTTCCTTTAGCTTTAGCCACAGCACTCCTTGCAGAATTGCGCTGAGCGCGATCTTTTACACGAGACTTCTTTTTGGTGTGCTCCCATTGGAGTTCAGCCTTATAATCTCTCTTACCGTTTTTCATAAATGGCATTAACCTATCCTCCAGTTAGTGCCATCTGAATATACTGGAACATTGTTAGCACCACCTCCAGCAACTATAGAAGCAAAAGTTGTTGCAGTTGCATTTGATACAAAGGCACGAGCGCCAGCACCTAATGTAACAGCAGAAGGTAACGTGGCAACTGTTACAGGTGTATACTTAGTATTAGTAGAATATACTGTGCTCCATCTATTAGATGCTCCGCCTAATGCAATAGTTCCATCAGATTCTGGTCTAAACACAGAATTGAAGAACCTATACGATGCAGTGTTACCAACAACAACGCTCCAATAGTCATTACCATTTGTAGCACTCTTATTGTATAAAATAGAACCTTGGCTACTGGAAGATGGTGTGGCATAAGCTATACCAATAGAATCTCCGTTATTACCGGGGGTAGCATAGGAATGTATGGCATATTGATCAGATTCGCTGACCCAGTGGTGATTAGTATTCGGCGATGCGCCAGATGCTCCGAGTTTGTCCCAGAATTTTCCTGAGATAGATCCTACACGTTCACCAGTCGCATGGCACCATGTAGGATTTGCATTAGAACCTCTAATAGCATTTCCACTTAAATCTGTAATAGTGGATCTGATAGAGGTTCTAGCACCGGGGTGTGCAATTTCAGTGGCATTTTTTGCTGCCCCAGATTGTAGTTGTACCACAGTAGAAGTGGTATCATGACTAATAATCTGAGCATAATTAGAAGTACCATCATACCGAACAGTATTAACAAATGAACCAACCCCCATTGCACCAAAAAGAGCATTATAACTTGAGGTTGATTCAAATCTAGCAAGATGAGAAGTGCCAGATATAGCAGGCGCTCCAGTATTGTTATGGAGTAAGGTACTTGTTAAGTTGTAGTTAGAATAGCCAGTTACAAATCCAACATCATTTGCTTTTGAAACAATTCCAACTGCTACATTATAGCTAGGACCTGTTCCAGTATCTTGTCCATATCCTAAAGCTGTGCTAGAGTTTTCAGAGATGAGATTCGATAGCATCGAATACGTTGTTTGATTTTTTAGTTCATGTCCATAATTTTTGATAGAAACAGTATAGACATTATTCACAAAAGATGTATCACATCCTTCCATCAACCAGCCATAGGACTGGGTAGCAGAAGAACTTCCAGACATCTCACTATTAGACAGACGCATCAATTTTGGATTAGTTGCGCTATGAAATAAACATACTCCAGCACCACCACCACCTGATGTAGATCCAAAATCACTTATAGATACATCTTTGATTGTGGTTTTAGGCTGAGTACCTGCAATACCATGACCATCAAATCCATTTGTAGCTTTATCATTATTAATTGATATGTTAGATATTTCTGAACTATCAGCAGCAATAATACTAACAGTATTAGCATTAGCTGTGCGTTTAATAGTAGTAAGGTATTTACTCTCTCCAGTTAAAGTGAGAGTTGTTGGTAATGCAATAGACGTGAGTTTAAGTGTTCCAGCATTATACATTACAGATCTATTAGCTACTAAAGCATCTTGGGCCGCTGTAGAATCATCTGCAACACCATCAATAATAGCACCAAAATCTCTAACAGAAATAGTTTCTTTTAATTTATCATTAACACCATTAAGCCATTCAGATGTAATGGTAGTACCGCTTACAAATTCAATATCAGTGGGTGCTGTCATTACTTATTCCTTTAGAGTGTATGTACCATCTGCATTCTCTACCACTGTCTGACCATCAATGAATGGGATCTCAGGAGCAGTAGTCTTTTGCACGAACTTTGCGAATTGATCAGCTAAGTTCTGGAGTTGAGTGGCTGTGGTTGTTTGTTCAACAATCTTAGTTGGCTGCTTGCGTAGAAGCTGACGCTTATCCAAGACTGTGTTAAATGCTTTTGTGAGATCTGCCAATTTCGCTGGTGTCTGTTTAATCTTACCTGTCTTCTGATCGTAGATATATTCACCATTCTCGATCCTATCAAGGAGAGCATCTAGTGCTTTGTCTACAATCTTACTGGTCTTAAGATCCATTTTCTGATCTTCGTCAAGGTGAATTTTCTTGACTAAATCTTCCCACCAAGGACTCTGTTTCCATTGCTCTAGAGTCTTATATGGAATGCCCATGATGCGACTTACTTCAGGCAAACTGCCTACTGTCAGATAAAGCGTGACTGCTTCTATGCGTTTTGCTTGTGACCATTGCCCAGTACCATGTGCTTTAGTGCGGGGCTTCATTCGTACATAAACCATTTTTCCGGGCATACTTGTCTCCAATAATAATCGTCTTGTGCCTCTTGTAGTAATTATACACGTTTTTTTGAGAATGTCAAGTAATATTTAAATTATTTTCAGGGGAACTGCTTTTTATCAAGACAGAATGATAGTAAAAATAAAGACAGAATGAGTATTGACAAAGACAGTATTTTATGATACCCTTAATATAATATATATAATACTTAATATATAGACTAATAATTGTCTTTTATTATTAGGATATATATTTAGTATTATTAGTTCTTAGACTATTATTGGTTCTTTAATAATAGGATAAGAACTATATATGTTTTTATATTATAATAGTATTGTAGCTATAAGAATCTAGCTACACGCGAATCTCGGTATAATTTGTTCCGAGATGAGCGACAAGTCAAGGCACATAGTGCCGCGTATCAAAGATACTATCCCCCATATACAGTCCCCCAATACGTCCCTTTTAAAAAAATATAAAAAATATAGCATGGTGTCTCTCCCATTTTATGAGCCGCACAGACTTTCCCCCCTCCCCCCTCTATAAATACATACTCCTCCCCTCCTCCTAGATGAGAATGATTATCATCTTAATTTT